TTTGAAAGCATAGCTTCCTGAACAGGGTTGCCGTCCTGATAGATCATTGCAGGGATATCATCACTGGTCCCTGTTCCGGGGCCTTCGATTAGACCACCGAGTCCTTCGATTTGACCACCTCTTGCCGCGTATTGTGTAGGAGGGTTAATACCCACCCCATCTTCCATATTCCTGTCGTACTCGTCCCGTTCTGCTGCGGTGTCAAACCTCTTACCATCAAACCGACTAGCGTAAAGCTTGTCTAAAAACTTAGACCTATCAATAGTCGATCCATCGTATCCCTCAGAACCTCCCGTGCCTGTGTAGGTAGTAGGTTGCTTTGGTTTGCCAGCCAACGCCGTCAAAACAGCCGCTTGAGCGAGTGGGTTTTGAAGTGAGAAAAGACCCTTCGTCGCCGTGTCACTGGCTGCTGTCTTCGTTGCGCTTGATCCAGCAATCTTACTAAGAGGTCCAGCGGCTGCTTTGCCCAGTGCTGTGTCTTGAAGAGTCGAACCCAGAGTCGTAAATTCTCCAACACCGCCAGCCAAAAGCGCGTACTTAATAGCGTTCTTGGAGCTTCCGCCCCCAGCCAACGTGCCTAACCCTGCACCAATAGCAGGAGCTAAGAAACCTGATCCGGGGACCATTAGCCCAGCAATGCCACCTAGAATGCCACCAATGTTAATGCCCATACCAAACCACCACTATGAATTGCCTGCACATTATCAGGAAATCTCCAAAATACTAGCTACAACATGCAACCTGTTTGCTGTTGCAGCCGTAACCTTTAAAACTTCATCCGCTTGAACCACCAGAGGAGCCGTCAATAACTCAACCGTGCCCTTAGCTCCAACCGCCTTGTCCTTATACAAACTAAAAACGCTTGTTCCGTTGGTCAACGTTAACGTCAGAGTGTCCGCGTTGTTGCTGTCCTCTGATACAAGAATAGATTTTATAATTGCCGTAGCAAAGGGACCACACGTATAAAGTGTGGTCACGTTCGTTGTTGTCAGGTCAACCTTTGCGTTTACATATGCGTTAGCCATCAGCCCATAAACCAGCTTAGTGCAGTCGTGTCATCGTCTGCAACTTGTTGAGTGTTGTTGAACTGATTCAAAAACACAGAGAAAGATCGAACCACCTCGTTCAAATACTCTTGCTTGTATTCTTGGGGCGGTATCGGAAAGAATGGTACAGGGGTGCTCGTAGCCATTATCGTCTCCCGTCTGGTCTAATGTCAACACGCGGCACACCTAATCTCCAGAGGACGTTTGCGTCTGTAGATTGTAGCTTGAGAGTAAAGCTGCGACCTCTTAACCGTGTAAAGTATTGATCTGTATATTGATCCACAGGTGAGCTAGATGTTTTTGACACCGTGTTGGTTGAACTGTTCTGGTCTATCTGCCCCGGAAAGTTCTTGGTCTCCATAATAAAATCTATAGAAGAAGTGTCTACAGTTTCTCTAAAGTTAATATCCGGTATTACCCTGCTTATAAAAGAAAACTGATTGCCTTCTGTAATAGACATGTCTCCAGACTTAATAAACGAAGTCATAGCAGAGCCGTCATCCTGTGCGCCCACCTCTTGGTTAAACAAAAAGTTTGTAGCTCCCGCCGCTAAAGGCAAAGAAGAAATACCCCGATCTAACCATGCCGTTCTAGCTAGGTTTCCTATAAACCAAAGCTTCTCAAGGTAGTTGTAAACAACATACCTGTTATTCTCATTTGAGTCCGCAGAAGGATAAAACCACCACACCTCGGAAAAGGACACGTTAGCTCCCGCAACAATCTTATCAAACTGAGACACGTTAATGTCATTAAACACATAGTCCCTAACAGTGCAGGGTATTCTTTGAACCGCACCCGTAAACGCATAGAACTCTGCCGAACCCATCCAAAACACGGCATCGTCCACCGCAACCGCAGCCTTGGGACTAGCGATGGTAATGTTATCAGAGATTAAGTTTATACCAAAAGTAAACGGCGGTCCAAGAAACTGCATTGCGTGGATAGAAACATCTGTAAATACCAGTATTTGTTGCCGTGTTTCTACAGCTTGAATAATCTTGGAGCCAGAGCTTATACGCAAATCACCCGCTGTATTAGTCGAAGTAGGATACCAATCAACAGGGTTTTCCTGACTACTAAACCGTATCAACAACGGGTCTTGAACCCCATTGCCGTCTGTCGCGGCAGACGTAGCGCCAAGACTATCCGCACCAAAAGCAATTACATGCCTGTCTCTGTCAGATAAAAGAATCTGTGTGGCTATTAAAGGAACCGAGGTGCGTGTGCCAAGGCTCAAGGAACTATCCGTTAGAAACTTGGCTCTCGTGCTTGTGCTATTGCTTCTATCCCAGTAATAAATCCTGCCGTTTCTTTCGTTCAACAGCAAGTCTTCTCCAAAGTTGTCTTGTGTCCAGATACGAAGGTTTGCAGACGGCGTAATTGTACCTGAGATCAAGGCTAAACCCCATCCAGAAAAGTCATTTGCTACAGAAGCGTTGCCAGAAGCAAGCCGCACGGCAGAACCGTCCGCATGTGTCGTGGCAGTAGTGCCTTTATGACCTCTAGTACAACCCGTTAAGTTGTTAGAGCTTATACCGCCCACCAAAATAAGTTCTGTGCCTATCATAATAATATCGGTAGCTACAATGCCCGTGGAACTGGTCACCGTAATCGTTGCGTCACTGTTAGAAAGAGTACCGCCCTCATTTAAAGTAGTGGTGAGCGCCCCTGCCGTTGTTCCGCCCCAAGCACCAGCGCCCCAACCAGTCCCAAACACAGAACTGTTTAACGCGGTGCCGATCTGGTACGTTCCAACAACGCTGCTTCCGCCGTTGCCTGTGTCGCTGCCGTTTGCTGCAACAGCGGTAGCATCTAAACCCCCAGATACCGTAATACTTTCAATCGTGGACAATGTTCTTGCCGATATTTTATAGGTGTTACCATCCACAACCTCAGTGACCTGATATTCTTGGTTGAGAACATTAGCCGTTATGGTTCCCCCCAGTGTAGCCGCACCGGAAAAAGTAACAAAGTCAGTAGCCACACAGCCATGACTTGTGTCCGTTACTGTAATTACAGAAGACCCATTGGTTGCAGAAAACGTGACATCTCCCGCTGAAGTTGTCTGCCGTATAGGGGTGACATCTTTAAAATCCGTTCCTTGTTTAATGTAGAACTTTAATTCTGTCCCAAGGCCCAAAAACTTTTCGCCGCTCAATGCTACAAACTCGTGCATCCCACGGCACAAACCTAAAAAAGCATTGTTCGAGTTCTTCTCCCAGCCGTTAAGCTTTTCAGGATACCCAAACCGAAACCGCACTTTGTCACAATCTACCCAGCCGTTTTCCTCAGAGAACGGAGTAATTTCTTTGTTAATTCCGGGTTTAAACTTTAATTTTGCTAGTGGCATAACACCCTCACGATTGTGCGCCGTAGATAGTACCGTTGTTCGTCAGTGTAAAACTATTGCTGTTGGATTCGATGCCCTTGCCGCCCGGACCGCCAACAGAACCGCTTAGACCGTTGCCGCCACCACGCGCACCCCAACCGCCGCCACCGCCTGACCCATTAAGGGGTCCACCACCGTCATTGCCGTAGTGTGTGCCGTTATTTCCTACACTACCGCCTGAACCGCCAGCGCCTGAAAAGCCGTTACCAGCAGCGCCTCCTGATCCGGGGAGTATATAACCACCCTGTCCACCAGTAAGACCCCCTGCAAAGGACACCGCTGCTGCGCCGCCTCCAGCACCGCCACCGCTCCCACTGGTTCCGTTTGCACCCGCAGCGCCTAACGTTGGTGTGCCTGATTGTGCGCCGCCACCCGCGCCAAAGCCCGGACCGCCGTTTCTACCTTGCGCTCCAGAACCCCCGCCGCCAGCTATAAAGGCATCAGAGTTGTTGATAATTGTAACCCCTGAAGCGGTTATACTAATAGCGTCTCCACCAGCACCACTTTGACCCTCGCCGCCCTTACCTACAATATAGCCAGAGTTTTCTATCGTTGCGTTAGGCGTGTCTACAATTAACGCCACCGTAGTTGTACCACTAGCCCATAGCCAGAAGTCAGCAGGTATTATTAACGTGCCACTTGGAAGTATAAAACTAGAGGTCGTAACATTACTTCTATTACTGAGGCTATTTATTAACGCGGTAGAAGTTAAGGTAACAGGGCCACCTCCGCTTACACCAAACCCTAGTATGTCATATCCAAAAGAAGTCATTAGGCATCATTCTTTGCGTCTGTCGTGTAAAACAGTTTTATCCCTAAAAGCCTAGCGTCCCCTGTTTGATCGTCTGCCGATACGTCCCGCATGATCTGAAAGTATGTCTGCGTATCTACCGCAGCACTGGCTACAGTAACGGGGCCGCTTACCGCAGAAACAGTCATGTCGTTGGACGTTCCGCTAAATGCTTTTGCCGTAGCTACCACGTTAGTTCCAAAAGAAGCGTTTATAGAAGCATCGTCAGCTACACTTACACCAGACAAGCCCCAAGCTACAGTGCCGTTATCCGTTCCCGTGACTGTCCAAAACGCTTGAAACGTAATGGTTCCTTCGTTCCATGACTTGGGGAAACAAACGGTGAATTGAGCGTTTTCGTCAGAACTGGCATCAAAGTCCAACACCCTAAGTTCAGGGCCGTTAGAAAGTTCTACCTGAGCCAAACCAGCGCAACCATTTGTGGTATTAGGATGCATGGCCCCCGCTGGAACGTAAATGGTTTCTACACCCGCGACCTTCACCGCTGCGGAGTTGTTAGTCAGCGCCCCTGCAACGTCACCAGCGCCCGAAATATCTAACGTTGCCGCGTCTAACTCACCTGTAAGCGTCAGGTTACGCAGGCTTGCCACATCCTTGTTCGCGTCCACAGTGACCGTTTTACTAGCAACAACCGTTCCAACCGCAGCGCCAGTGTCATTGTAGTTTAACTCTGCCGCTGTAGCAGAGACAGTAGTACCTGAAATAGAAAATGCGTCTGTCTCCAACGTACCGTCGATGTCCGCGTTGCCGCTAATATCTAACGATGCTGCGTCCAACTCACCCGTAAGCGTA